ATTTTAGGCCACACTTTCTATCACAATACAATACGTAGATATGTAATATTGTTCGGAACTCTGTTTAATGATATTCACATTAACCGCGAAGATACATCTAATGGTGTAACAAGAACAATAAAAGTTCCCATTTCATATGGTCCAAAAGAGAAGATGTTGGCCAGGCTTGATGCTGATCCTAGTTTAAATAGGCCAGCCATTGTTCTTCCAAGGATGAGTTTTGAGTTAACTGATCTCAATTATGGACCAACAAGAAAATTAAATACAATTGGAAAGATTGTTGGTGTTAATACTAATGATCAAACCAAATATCAATACACCCCAGTACCATACGATTTTAATTTTATATTGTCTATTGCAGTCAAGAATGCTGATGACGGTACAAGAATCCTAGAACAAATTTTACCCTTCTTTACTCCCAGTTGGAATTCAACAGTAGATTTAATTCCTGAACTTGGAATCAAATTGGATATACCGATCATCCTCAATGCTGTCTCTTCTGAAGATTCCTACGAAGGTAACTTTGAAGAGAGAAGGTCTATTGTTTGGACTTTAAGTTTCACGATGAAGGGTTATATTTTTGGACCTACAAGACCATCTAGTAGTAGTGGACTGAGTGCTGGTCTAATCAAACTTGCAAATATTAACTTCTACGATACATCTACATACACTAATGTAGCTGATGCTGTTGGAAATTTAGACGTTGTAGAAAGCGTTACTATTGCACCAGGAATGTTAGCAAATGGTTCACCAACATCTAATTCTGCTTTGTCAGTAAGTTCGGATCAAATAAATGCAAACGATAATTATGGATACATCATCACAAAATCATGATGTTATTGCAAACAGCTTAGATCTTCAACCAATTGAGGATAGTAAGAAAGCTGAGCGTGATAACATTGTAGATGATTATGAATACGCAAGAGGCAACATGATTGCCGTTATAGAAAAGGGTCAGGAAGCGCTCAGTGGCATTCTCGACGTTGCTGGGATGAGTCAGCACCCAAGAAGCTATGAAGTCGTTGCAACGCTGGTTAAAGCGGTTGCTGATGCTAATAAAGACTTGCTTGAGCTTGCCAAAAAAAGAAAAGATCTTGAGAAGGTAGATAATGGTGGTCCACAAACTGTAAACAACAATCTATATCTTGGGTCGACTGCTGATCTATTGAAGTTGTTAAAGGACAATAAGTGAGTGATGGTTATCTTGGTAATAAGAACCTCAAGAAGTCAGATGTAAAGATTGACTTTACTCCTGAGCAAGTCAGAGAGTATATTAAGTGCGCAAAAGATCCAATCCACTTCATTAAGACGTACGTTAAGATTATTAACGTTGATCAGGGTTTAATTCCTTTTAGGATGTGGGAGTTCCAGGAGGATATGGTCCTCACTGCAGTTCAAGAACGTTTCGTTGTTGCCAAGATGCCTCGTCAGGTCGGTAAGACAACAACAGTTGCTTCTATGATCTTGTGGCAGATCTTGTTCAATGAAAATTACAATGTTGCTATCTTAGCTAACAAAGAAAGACAAGCTCGCGAGATCTTGTCTCGTATCCAGTTAGCTTACGAACATTTACCTAGATGGATGCAGCAAGGTATTGTAGAGTGGAATAAAGGTAACTTAGAATTGGAGAACGGCTCTAAGGTTCTAGCCAGCTCAACAACTTCAAGTGCAATTCGCGGTGGATCATTTAACTTGGTTTACCTTGATGAGTTTGCATTCGTTCCAACAAACATCCAAGAAGAGTTCTTTGCTTCTGTCTATCCTACTATCTCATCTGGTAAAACTACCAAGGTATTGATCACATCTACACCCAACGGACTTAATATGTTCTATAAGTTGTGGGTGGACAGTGAAGAGAATAGAAACTCTTATAAGAGAGTAGATGTACACTGGAGTGATATTCCAGGTCGCGATGAAGAGTGGAAAGCTGAAACCATTAAGAATACTTCTGAAGAACAGTTCCGTCAGGAGTTTGAATGTGAGTTCTTAGGATCTTCCAACACATTGATATCACCTAACGTACTAAGAAGAATGGTATTCCGGACTCCGATTGATTCTTCTGAAGAGGGCTTAAAGATCTATTCTGCTCCTATCCAAGATAGACTTTACACATTAGTTGCTGATACGTCAAGAGCCAAAGGTCTAGACTATAGTGCTTTTGCTGTGATGGATATTTCCGAGGTTCCATATAAGACGGTTGCAACTTTCAGAAACAATACAGTATCGTCTTTATTATATCCAACTGTTATTGAGCAGACAGCAAAACATTACAATAGAGCTTTGGTCTTAGTTGAGACTAATGATGTTGGCCAACAAGTTGCAGATATCCTATATCATGAGCTTGAGTATGACAATATCATCTACACATCAAGTGATGGTGCAGGACAGTATATTTCCACTGGTCACGGAAGAACTCAATCGATAGGTGTCAAGACATCCAAGCAAGTAAAGAGAATCGGTTGTAGTGTTCTTAAAACTCTGATAGAGAACAATAAGCTAATCATTGAAGATTATAATACTATCAATGAGTTGTCAAGGTTTGCGTTGAAGGGTTCCTCATATGAGGCAGAGGACGGTAATGATGACTTGGTAATGTGTCATGTGTTGTTTGCTTGGATGAGTACTCAAGATTACTTCAAGGAAGTGACAAGTGGGGACATCCGGCTAAATCTATATAATGAACAGCAAAAAATGTTAGAAGAAAGCATGCTGCCGTTTGGCTTGATTGATGATAGAAGAGATCCCATTCAAGAAATACAAGTTATGGAACTAGAGCATGTGTCATTCAATGACTGGATGAGAAGCTAGAAAACCGCAATTTATAAATACTTCTAACCGTTCTTGTATAAATAAAAATTCTTTTTGAGGGAGATGAACATGCCTTTTCAAGTTAGTCCAGGCGTAAATGTTTCAGAAATTGACCTAACCACGGTTGTCCCTGCTGTTTCTTCTACTGAAGGCGCCCTTGCTGGTGTGTTCCGTTGGGGTCCAGTGGGTGAAAGAGTCTTAGTTGACTCTGAGTCTAATCTAGTAAATAGATTCGGCAAACCAACAAATCATAATGCTGAAACGTTTTTTACCGCCGCCAATTTCTTATCTTACGGTAATAAGTTATATGTAGTTAGAGCAGCCAACACCACAGCTTCTGCTGACGGTGCTAGTGTTGTTTTATCTGCCGTTGCTAATACCGCCGCTGTAACCAACACACAAGTCCAAGCTGCTACAGTTAAAAATGCAGACAGCTACGACGCTTTGACCTTTAGTAGCGACATCAAGTATGTTGCTAAGTGTCCTGGTCTGATTGGTAACTCTTTGAAGATCTCTGTTTGCGATACTGCAGATGCGTTTTCTTTAACAGCCAATCTTAACGGTGGTAACGCTAACGTTGCTGCTGGTGTACTGATCACGGAGGTTGGTAATACAATTATTCGTTTTTCACTAGCTAACTCTGCTACAGGTACTTTTGCTGAAGCTAATACACAAGCTAATACAGTCTTGTCAACACTATCTGTTGGTGACTATGTAAAGGTTGGTAACTCAAGTATTGGTGAACAATACATGAAGATTAGTGCTTTGGACTCTGTTCCTCAGTCAAATGCTACACACCGTTTTGTTGATATTACAACTGAGTCTAAGTATCAGCTGTCCACTGCATTCACTTCCAACACAATTACTCGTAATTGGGAATTCTATAATGCTGTTGATGGTGCTCCTGGCACTTCTCAATACCAAACTAGTTTTGGTAACACAGCTGCTTCCGATGAGTTGCATGTTGTAGTAACTGACCAAGATGGTTTATTTACTGGTGTTCCTGGAACAATTCTTGAGGTGTTTGAGGGTGTTTCAAGATCCACAGATGCTAAGACTGAAGATGGTTCTACAAACTATTACAAGACAGTAATCAATGATGGTTCTTCTTATGTGTGGTGGGCCAATGACAGAGCTGGTGCAGCCTCTGCTACTGCCTCTGCACTTATCAACTCTACAAACACAAAACCTCTATCAGTTTCCTTCCAAGGTGCTAAAGACGGTGAAGTAGAAGGTACAGTTGGTATTGGAACTCTTTTGGCTGGATATGACTTGTTCGCATCTGCTGAGAGTGTAGACATCTCCCTAGTATTGACTGGTAAGTCATATGGTGGAACAAACGGTGAACAGCTTGCTAACTATCTGATTGACAATATTGCTGAAGTCCGCAAGGATTGCGTTGTATTTGCTTCACCAGAAAAGGGTGACGTTGTTAATAACGCTGGTTCTGAGTCTGATGCTGTCATCGCATTCCGCAACAGCATGAGAAGTACTTCTTACGCAGTGTTGGATTCTGGTTACAAATATCAATACGACAAGTACAATGATATCTATCGTTACGTTCCATTGAACGGTGATGTTGCTGGTCTATGTGTCCGCACTGATGACCAAAGAGATCCTTGGTTCTCACCTGCTGGTTTCAACCGCGGTCAGATCAAGAACATTGTTAAACTTGCTTACAACCCAGCAAAAGCATATCGCGATCAATTGTACAAGGCTGGTGTTAACCCAGTTGTTACATTCCCAGGTCAAGGTACTATTCTGTTTGGTGATAAGACCCTGTTGTCTAAGCCAAGTGCTTTCGATAGAATCAACGTACGTAGATTGTTTATTGTTTTGGAAAAAGCAATTGCAACTGCTGCTAAGTTCACACTGTTTGAGTTCAACGATGATTTCACAAGAGCTCAATTCCGTAACTTAGTCGAACCATTCTTGCGTGACGTCCAAGGTCGTCGTGGCATTTATGATTTCAAGGTTGTTTGTGATACATCAAACAACACTGGTGAAGTTATTGATAGAAATGAGTTTGTTGGAGATATCTACATCAAGCCAGCTAAGTCTATTAACTACATCCAGTTGAATTTCGTTGCCGTTAGAACTGGCGTTGAGTTCTCTGAAGTTGTCGGTCAATTTTAATCGATAAATATAAAAGAGGAGAACAAACATGGCTTTTAATGTCAATGAAATCAGAAGTCAGTTAACCCTTGGAGGAGCGAGAGCTTCTCTCTTCCAAGTTCAGTTTACTAACCCTGCCAACAGTATTGCAGATTTGAAATTACCTTTCATGGTCAAGGCAGCACAGATTCCTTCATCTACTTTGGGTGTTATCGAAGTTCCTTACTTCGGCCGTAAAGTTAGACTTGCTGGTGATCGTGTGTTTGCTGACTGGACAGTTACCGTTATTAATGACGAAGACTTCCTAATCAGAAATGCAGTGGAGCAATGGTCTAACGAAATCAACTCCCTTCAAGGCAACTTGAGAGGTTTTGGAGCAGCTAGCCCACTACTATATAAATCAACTGCTGAAGTAACCCAGTTCTCAAAGACTGGTGCACCTCTCAGAGTTTATAAGTTTAATGGAATCTTTCCTTCAGAGATCTCTCCTATTGAGATGTCATGGGAAACAACTGATGCGATTGAAGAATTCACTGTAACATTCCAATATGACTATTGGGAAGTTAGTGGAGGCATCACCGGCAACGCTGGTGGCGCTTAATATATAAGGTAGAGGGGTCGTATGACCCTTCTCCCACTATGGAGTAAAAATGGCAGAACTATTTGGGTTTGAGATCCGTAAAAAAGGTCAAACAACTAAACAAGAAGATGAAAACTTACAAACGTTCGCACCAAAGCAAGAAGATGATGGTGCTCTCGTTGTTGCTTCTGGTGGAGCTTACGGAACTTATGTTGACCTAGAAGGTGCAGCAAGAACCGAAGCGGAGTTGGTTACCAAATACAGAGACATGCTACAACATCCTGAAGTGGATGCTGCTGTCGATGATATTGTTAATGAAGCGATTGTGATTGAGAAGGGCACCAAGCCTGTTGAAATTGATCTAGGTGAAGTTAAACTTTCAGCTAACATCAAGAAGATGATTACTGAAGAGTTTAACACTGTTTTAGATTTACTCAAATTTAATACACAGAGTTATGACTTATTCAAGTTGTGGTACGTAGACGGTAGAATCTACTTCCATGCTGTTATTGATGAATCGGATCCCAGAGCAGGGATTAAAGAATTAAGAAACATTGACCCACGTAAGATGCGTAAGGTCAGAGAAGTTAAAAAGAAAAAAGATCAGAATTCAAAAGCTGATATTACAAAAACACAGAACGAATACTTTATCTACAATGATAAAGGATTCGCAGCACTGAATAACTCTTTATCCCAAACAGCTGGTGCTACTGGTTTGAAGATTGCTAAAGATTCAATTATCCATTGCACATCAGGTTTGATGGATACCAACTCTACACTTGTCCTTTCATATTTGCACAAAGCAATCAAACCTCTTAATCAATTAAGAGCTTTGGAAGATGCTGTTGTGATCTATAGAATTTCAAGAGCTCCAGAACGTAGAATCTTTTACATTGATGTTGGTAACCTTCCAAAGATGAAGGCAGAGCAATATCTTCGTGATATGATGGTTCGTCATAAGAACAAGCTGGTATATGATTCAGCTACTGGTGAGATCAGAGATGATCGTAAGTTTATGACGATGCTAGAAGATTACTGGTTACCTCGTAGAGAGGGTAACAGAGGAACAGAGATCACCACACTTCCTGCTGGTCAGAACCTAGGTGAGATGGCAGATGTGGAATACTTTCAAAAGAAACTGTACAGATCTTTGATTGTTCCTGAGACTAGGCTAAGTGATGAAAACAATTTTAACCTTGGCAACAATGGTGAGATCTCAAGAGACGAGATTAAGTTTTCTAAGTTTGTTGATCGTTTAAGAACAAGATTCAATCAGTTGTTCATCAAGGCTTTAGAGAAGCAATGTATCCTCAAAGGGATCATAACCACAGATGAATGGAAAGAAATATCAAATGCTATTACTTTTCAATACGCTAGAGACAACTACTTCGCTGAACAAAAGAATAATACTATTTTGCAGGGCAGAGCAACATTGCTGATGCAAATGCAACCATCGATTGGTAAGTACTATTCCCATACATGGATTAGAGAAAATATTCTCATGCAAACTGAAGAGGATATTGCAGAGATGGATGAGCAGATTGCTGAAGAGCAATCAGTGGAGCAGTTCAAATCAGCTGATGAACAAGCTGGGGGACCTCCAGGTGGTGGTACACCTTTTGGAGGAAACTCCAATGAACAACCCCCCAGTGAACAAACTTGATAAATAATTGGAGA